ACCCGCAAACCTCGTTGTGAAGGTGAAACCCGACGCAAGCGGACTGAAACTAAGGCACAGCCTAAAGCGAGTGGCGCAGGAACTAAGGAACGCAAGAAGCAAGACGGACGAAGTTACATAAAACCCGAAAAGAAGGTAGCCGACAATCACCACGAACACGCAGACGCTCTGCAAGACTACAACGATGGCGAGAACATCAACATCTACGATTCCGAGAGTCGCACCAAGCCTTCGACTGGCACAATCTACCACGACCATTCATCGGGAGGGTGGCAGAACGGCAAGCGAGTGTTCAAGGACTGCTGGCGGGCTGAAATCGTCATCGCTGGCGATCGCTTCCGACATCGAAGCAAAGACCGCGACGATTGCGTGGCATGGCTCAAAGCCGTCAGGCAGGGCAAGATAAAGCCCACCGACAACAAGGCCGACTGGTGGCGCATGGAGCAACGGAAGGATGAAGAGGCTCGTATCGACGAGCTGATTGTGTCAGCAGCCGAGGAAGCCAACATCGTGTACGAATATCGGCAGACGGGCGACACCGAGATACTCTACAACTATTGCATAAAAGCCCTGCTGCCTCACATGGTGTACTATTGCGCCCATTCGTTGCACCTCGGACGTGACCGCTCGCTGACGTGCTCACGTCAGGCCGTCGGGCTCATCCTCACCAAGATAGTAGGCGGTCGCCCGGTCACCAACATCACGTTCACCTGTAAGCGTATGCTGAGAACGTATAAGAACCGAGGCGACTTCTGGTACTACGACAAAGCCCCCGAGGCGGTCAAGCTGATGGTGAACCGCATCGACATGTCGGCACTCGCTGACCTTTACAAAGTAACTAAGGATAGACGTATCTAACAATAGAAACAAAAATTATCAAGCACATTATGGCAAAAAAGAAACCTGTGAGAGTGAATCTCTCCACACCTACCGCCGACATCATCGCCACCATGCGCGAGGAGATGCCAAAGGCGCTGTATTTCTTCCGCAAGCAGTTCGGAGGAAAACAGAAATATCTGAAGGCAGAGAATGAGCTGCTCGACAAGGCTCTGGCGGAAGAGCACGACCAACTGACCGACATGTCGTACTACGTCTCGCCTGTCGGCAACCGCTGGATATGCTATACCCACGTAGTCTATTATCCGCGTGCCAAGTACGCCCACGCCTTCCTTTATTCGTTCATCTACTATGAGACGCTGGCCTCATGCGGTGCTTTCTTCCCCAGTTACTCGCTCCGCCAAATGAAGGACGGACTGGTGAAGCCCAAGGGACAGCCCGACGAGGTGCTTATCTTCACCGACCACTTCTTCTTCCAGATGTCTGATCGCACAGGTATAGAGTATCGCTCGAAAGACCTTATCCGCAAGTTCATTTCCACCAAACTGGAGCATACCATGACAGCCGACGAGGACGGCGAGGTCATAGCCAAGTTCACCGGTGGTCACGGATTCGGCAGAGAACTGGAGCGCGAGCCGCGACGTGTGGAGGTGCGCACCTACCTCACCGACGAGCAGCTCAGCAACAAGCAGCGACGCAAGTGCGAGACCGTGGATGCCATGTACGAGCTGACGAAGGACGGCATGTTCATCAAGCGCGTGGCACTCAACACCGCCGCCCAGCAGGACTTCACCGCTGAGGAAGTAGCCGAAGAGGGACTCCGACGGCTGAAGGCCATCAAGAAGCTCGGCATGGAGCGGGCCATGACGATGCTCATGGGCATACACCTGGGATATATCCGCATACTCGAGGATATCCTGCACATCGAGATAGACATGAACCAGTCGGCAGTCATCGCGCAGACCGTGGGCGACAACGCCGAGGAAATAGTCAAGAAGTGGGTGGACGTTGACTTCTCCAACGATGAACTCAATGCCGCCTTCGAGCATGACCTGATAGACTGTTACTGCCGCTGTGCTCGCGCCATGAAGCTGAAGCACGTCAACCGCGACACTATCACGGCAGCCTTCAAAGACATCATTGCCGACACCCAGCGCGTAACCGGCGAATATGCGGCAGACGCTTAGCGCAATCAAAGGACACAATCAATTGGACCTGTCCACTTGATTGTGCGTTTTGCTACTTCCGAGATTACAATTTTGTGGTATCTTATGCAAAAACGCAAGAAAAAGCATAAAAAGTTATGCTAAAACGCCAAATAAACGCGTAAATACTTGTGCATTTCCGAAAATTGTCGTATCTTTGCATCAGAAAAAGAAACAAAAACAAATTAAAACCCAAGACCCGGAAGGGCACCAAGACAATGGCAACATTCAACGTAAACAACAAAAGCATCGAGGTATCAGAGAAGGAAATCATGTCAATCATCAATAAGTGCATGAAGAACGTTATGGAAGACAATACAGAGAAGCGTCGTCAGCGTAGAATCTCAAAGATGCGTCAGGCCAAGATAGATTTCTGCAACCTTGAGGAACAGGCTAAACATGGACTTTTTATTCCAGCATAACAACTAACGGGAGCGGGCAACCGCTCCCACCTAATAAGAAACTACATTTAATAACTAAATAATAATAGGAACTATGAAAATTTCAACAGCAAAGAAGAATATGGAGATTCTCACTAAGATACAGAACCTCGCAATGAATTTGGAAGAAATGCCTACTGGTAATTTAGAAGATGCAATCATCGAAGGCTTAGCCGGAATGAAGACGCAACTGAGATGGTCGTTGGTTTATCATTTGTCGGAAGACAACAAGACCGACAAAGCGCTTTTCGAAGGTTCCGACGCTGACTGCGCCGATTACATCATCGACCACCCAGAACTGAAAGGTCATTGTATTATCTATCCAAACTACTAAGACGTATAAACTATGGCAAGAAGAATTTTAATGACTGGCAAAGATGCAAAGTACATTAACGTGCATGGTAATGGCGTACAGTCACAAGACCGCGACATCTTACTGACAGGCGACAATGCTGAGTATATCGAAGTAACGGTAGGCGACCACCGCGAAGAGTATGTAATCGACAAGTGATGAACTATGAACAAAGAACAACACGCACAGCGCATGGGGCAGCGTATCACTGCCCTGCGCAAACGGGAGGGCATCAGCCAGCAGGGACTTGCCGACCGTGCCGGGATCACTCGTCAGCACATCGGGCGCATCGAGAACGGCGAACTGCCGAACGTGGCCAACGTCACCATCCAGCAGATAGCCGAAGCCCTCGGCATGACGGTTGACATCATCGACCCCAAACTGGCAGACCTGGCACCGTTGAAACGGATGACACCGCCTATTAAGGGTGCGCTCGGTGAAGCACTCGACAAGAGCGGGAAGGTCACTGAAACATTCAAAGTAGGCGATTAAAACGGAAATATTAACCCAACGAAAGGGAGCAACTGAGCGAAATCGGTTGCTCTTTTTTCGTTGAGTAAACCCACGACTGTATAATGTGCGAATAGTAGAAATGAATTCTAAATATTCTGAACATGTGTACATTGGATAAACTGCGTAACGGTAACGAGACCGAGAAGAAGTGCTGCTTCTGCCAACTGGTGACGGGCATGTGTTTCCTGATTTCGGTCATCCTGATAATAGCAGGGTTTTTACTGCCGCCGATGGGCGTGATAGACGGGAGCGTGCTCACGGCGGTTGGCGAATTGCTTCTGTTTCCCGTCGTTATCTACGCGTTTCGTGCCATCGAGCTCGGTCTGGAGGTGAAGATTCAGAAGGGTGATACGAGTGTTGAGATTCATAAAGATGATGGAGATGGCGACAAGAATTAGTAAGAACTTCACGCTGGGCGAGCTGCTGGCCAGCGATACCGCCAAGCAGAAGGGAATTATCAACGCTCCTGGTATTGTGGAGGTGTGCAATCTTTGCGCCTTGGTGCATCATGTGTTGCAACCGCTGCGTGATGCTATGAACGAACCTATCAAGATAGGCAGCGGCTACCGGTGTACCAGGTTGAATCAAGCCGTGGGCGGTGTGGCAAACTCGCAGCACATCAAGGGCGAGGCCGCAGACCTCTGCATCGACGGCGACAAGCTGAAGGGCAAGCGGTGGTTTGACTGGATCAAGAGTCATTGCCAGTTTGACCAACTTATCTGGGAGCATAACGCTAAGGGTAACTACTGGGTGCACGTAAGTTATCGCTCAGACGGAAAGAACCGCAGGCAGGTCATCAATGAGTTATTAAAGAAATAGATAGTATAACGTTCATAAATATGTTATTTGTAGTTTTGTAGTTTTCAGAAAACACACAGCCAGCCGTGAGGCTTGCATTAAAGCATCAGAAAAATTACGATTACTTATGTGATTAAAAATTTGAATTTGTTTAGTTGTAATGAGGACACAGCGGTGTCCTCTTTTTTCATCTTTTACTTTCAGTCCATTGTCGCTGAAAGTAAACCCCCAACCATATTTCGCCCGATTTGTAGAATTGAAAAATCAAGCGAAATATGAAATTTCTCACTCTCAAACAGATTAAGGCACAGTTGCACATTGAGCCAGACTTCACACTGGAGGATGACAACCTGACGCTCTACGGCGACAGCGCGGAGCAGGTCATCTTCAATATATGCCGACGGCCATACGAGGACTTCATCGAGACGTATGGTGCCATACCGCAGGACGTGGTGCATGCTGCCCTACTGCTGGTGACTGCAAGCTATGAGCACCGTTCAGCCGTGTCGATGCAGAACCTGAGCATTGTTCACTACAGCTTCGACATGAAAATCAAGCCCTACATGCGGCTGACATCAGCCACCGACGGCGACGTGCAGACAGTGACGCTGGGCTCTGACGTGAAGATAGCATTCACAGCCGACCTGCCCGACGAACTGCTACTGAAGGATGTTGACTTCACCGTGAAGGTCATCAACATGTCGGAGAAGGACAAGGACGTAGAAGTACCAAAGGCCGACTGCATCATGACCGACGATGGCGCAAGCTACGTTGTGCTGGTGGACTCCGAGACGTTGGGCATCGGTATGCTGATGCTCCGGCTGACGGTCTATATCCCCGACACCGACTATCAGAGTGGCACCCGCAAGGAGGTCATCAAGATTAACCCGCATATCAGGATAACATGATGAAAGGACGCGCAAGCATAGCAAGTGGATGGATCAGGACATAGAATAGGAATAGATTAACATATTTTTTTATAAACCACTTTAATATTAAAGACTATGGCAGATTTCATTATCTCTCAGACGGATGCGCAACTACAAGCCATCCTGAACAAAATCCAGCCGATAGTGGACACGGGCAGCGTGGCACCTCTCGGCTTTGGTTACGGCGTGTGTGAGACCGCTGGCGCAACAGCAGCCAAGACGGTATCAATCACCAACACCGTACTGACCCCTGGCGGCATCATCGCCGTCAACTTTCAGAATGCTTTCACTGCATCGTCGCCCACGCTCAGCGTGAACGGCTCGGCAGCAAAGCCCATCAAGCTCTACGGCAACGCCATGCCGATGGGAAAAGTCCACAACAACACCATCTTGGTGATGTACTACGACGGCACCCAGTTCAATGTGATCGGCATTCTCTCGCAGACCGCCGCAGCTCCCACCGGCTTCGTTGACCTCGCCCTGCCTTCAGGTCTACTCTGGTGCGAGCACAACATCGGAGCGTCGACACCTTACGAGCACGGACTCTACTTCTCATGGGGTAACGTAGAAGGCCACGCAGAAGGCAGCGGCTACGACTTCAGCGATGCCGTGTATGCACAGACACCAGGTGCGGCACTGACGGGTAACATCCCAGTCAACAATACCTATGACATGGCTCGACATAATATGGGTGCGCCCTGTCGTCTGCCAACTATGGGCGAGTTTACTGAGCTTAACAACAACTGTGACTCCGAGTGGACTGATGAGGATGGTGTGGCTGGTCGTCGCTTTACATCTCG